CGTCAACTCCGTAGGCAGCGGCCAAGTTGCAAACTTCGATCCAGTACTGATTTCACTCGTACGTCGTTCGATGCCAAACCTGATTGCTTATGACGTTTGTGGCGTTCAGCCAATGAACGGTCCAACAGGTCTTATCTTCGCAATGCGTTCACAATACGCAAACTCGACAGATTCAACTGTTGCAGAAGCTTTCTACAACGAAGCTAACACTGGTCACGCTTCGCGTCTCGGTGCCGGCCTAAATGCTGCTAACACAGGTGCTGGTTCAGCAACTGCAGTTGGTGCAAACACAGTTGGTACAGCTCCTGACACATCGAACAATGCTGGTAACGCATACTACAACTACACGATGGGTCTTCTTGTTGGTTCTGCTGAACTTCTTGGCGCTAATAGCTCATACATCTTCCCGGAAATGGGCTTCTCAATCGAGAAGGTTACCGTATCTGCTAAGACACGCGCTCTGAAGGCAGAATACACTCTAGAGCTTGCACAAGATCTGAAGGCAATTCACGGTCTTGACGCAGAAGCCGAACTTTCGAACATCCTTTCAGGTGAAATCCTTGCGGAAATCAACCGTGAAGTTGTTCGCTCGATCATCATCACTGCTGAAAAGGGTGCAACTGAAGGAACCACAACTGCTGGTATCTTCGACCTTGACACCGATTCAAACGGTCGTTGGTCAGTTGAAAAGTTCAAGGGCCTTCTGTTCCAAATCGAACGTGAATGCAACAAGATTGCAAAAGAAACACGTCGCGGTAAGGGTAACGTAATCATCTGCTCGTCTGACGTTGCTTCGGCACTTCAAATGGCTGGCGTTCTTGATTACGCTCCTGCGATGAACACATCGTCACTGAACATCGACGACACAGGCAACACATTTGCTGGTGTTATCAATGGTCGCATTAAGGTCTATATCGATCCTTATGCTGGCACGAACTTCCTGGTTGTAGGCTACAAGGGTTCGAATCCGTTCGACGCTGGTCTGTTCTACTGCCCATACGTTCCGCTACAAATGGTTCGTGCGGTTGATCCAGGTTCGTTCCAACCGAAGATCGGCTTCAAGACACGTTACGGCATGGCACCGAATCCATTCGCTAAGGGCACAACTGCTGCTAACGCAACAGCTACTCTTGAGCAAGATTCGAACAAGTACTACCGTCGCGTTCTTGTTAACAACCTTATGTAATCATAAGAGTTGGATACAACCAACCGGAAACTGGAAGGGGAGTCGAAAGGCTCCCCTTCTTTTTGGCATGTACAATATATAAATAGTGTGTATAATGATCTTATGGCCAAAGGAAAGATATGACTGCCGTAAACGATATTAACAAAAACTTTCTGTCGCCGCTAGGTTACAAGTTTACTCTTGCTCGAGCACCTGCGCTCAGTTACAATGTCCAGAACATTCGTTTTCCTGGTGTGCAGATGAGTAACGGAGAAAGTCCGACACCGTTCGTGCCAATTCCAGTGACTGGCAAGCTTACTTATAGTCCGTTAGATATCACGTTTCGTCTGAACGAAGATATGACAGATTATCTTGAGATCTATAACTGGATGGTGGCTCTGGCATCTCCTGTCAGTTTTGATGCTTATAAAGCTGCACAGAATTTTCAGGTTGGAGGAACAGAAACACTCTACTCAGATCTGAACTTACAGATCATGAATAGTAGTATGAACTCGAATATTTTAATTACTTTCTACGACGCGTTTCCAGTCAGTCTCGGAGATATTGAGTTTAATAGTACAGATACTAGTGTCAATTATATAGAATGTAGTGTAGAGTTTAAATATCTAAGGTACGATATTACTAAATTATAGGATTTGTTATGAAAATTGATGACATTTATGCAGAATGGGAAAAGGATTCCCAGATCAATCGCTCTGAGCTCGGCGACGAGGCGCTCAATATTCCAAAGCTCCATCACAAGTATTTCAAGATCTTTACGCATGAGCGTCTGCTGCTTCGTAAGCAAGAGGCAGAGATGAAGCAACTGAAGCTCGAGAAGTTGGAGTTCTACACTCTCGGACCGACAGAAGAGTCACACGAAAAAGGCTGGCGCTTGCCACCGCAAGGCAAAATACTCAAATCTGAGGTGAATAACTATATAGAAGCAGACAAGGATATTGTGAATCTATCGCTCAAGCTGGGTATTCAGCACGAGAAGATCGATCTCCTTGAATCCATTATCAAGTCTCTCACTGCTCGTGGTTTCAATATCAAGGCAGCGATCGAGTGGGAGCGATTTAAAGTAGGTATTTAATGAGCTCAGTGCATCTTAAATTTATCAATAATGTCCACGTCAAAGTAGAGGCAGAACCGTCGACCATCATGGAGCTGGGCGATCAGTTCACTTTCTTTGCTGAGAACTATAAGTTCAATCCAAAGTATCGAGCTCGTGTGTGGGATGGAAAGATTCGTCTCGTCAACAACCTCACTGGATATGTATACGCTGGATTGGCAAAGCATATCAAGAAATTTTGCGATGCTCGAAACTATACGTTCTCGTTTGACGAAGAATTATATTATGATAATGTGTCTAAGCACGAACTAAGAGAGTTCATAAATACTCTTAGAATTCCTGAAAAGTATGCAGTCAGAGACTATCAGTTTGATTCCATCTTGAAGTGTATTCGATCCAATCGAAGAACGTTGGTATCGCCGACTTCTTCTGGTAAATCTTTGATGATCTACATTCTTATGAGATGGTATCAGGCACATAAAGGTTTGGTCATCGTTCCTACCATCGGTCTTGTCAATCAGATGGAGAGTGACTTTCGAGATTACGGTTATGCTGGTAACATACACCTCTCGACACAAGGTTTGAGTAAGTCGAATAATATCGAATGTGATATGGTCATTACCACATGGCAGTCACTCAACAATGGCAAGAACAAGATGCCAAAACCGTGGTATCAACAATTTGGAGTAGTATTCGGAGATGAAGCACATGGCGCAAAAGCTACCTCGCTTATACAAATTCTTAGTAGCCTTACTGATTGCAAATTTCGCTTTGGGACTACTGGAACCCTTGATGGCACAGCCCTTAACGAGACAACAATCGAAGGTCTCTTCGGTCCAAAATACAAAGCCGTCAGCACAAAAGAGCTCATGGACCAAGGATACGTATCCAAACTCAAGATCAAATGCATTGTCCTTAAGTATGATGAATCAACTAGCCATGCAGTCAAAGGAAAGACATACCAAGAAGAGATCGATTTCCTCATTAATTGCGACGCTCGGAACAAATTCATCCGCAACCTCGGACTCTCTTTAAAAGGTAACAAACTTGTTTTCTTTCGAATTGTGGATCATGGCAAAACACTCCATGATCTCATTACAAGAAGTACAGATCATAATGTGTTTTACATTGATGGCTCTGTCAGCGGTGATACTCGAGAAGCTATACGTAAGGCGATCGAAGAAGAAGAAAACGCAATCCTCCTCGCCTCGCTAGGAACGACATCAACAGGAGTGAGCATCAATCGACTACATCATATGATCGCCGCTTCTCCATCCAAGTCAAAGATCAAAGTACTTCAGTCGATCGGTCGTATGCTTCGATTGCATGAAGAGAAACAAGAACACGGCGCTGTCTTGTATGACATCGTCGACGATCTTTCCTATAAATCCCATCAAAACTTTACGCTCAGACACTTCCTCGAAAGAACGAAGATATATGATGCTGAGCAGTTTGACTACGAAATTTACAACGTGAAGGTTTAATTATGATTAAGGTAATACAACTCGTGAGCGGCGAAACTATTGTCGGAAATGTGGGAAGTCGTGGTGACGAGTATGTGGTCACCTATCCGTTTCATATGGAAATAGTCGATGATACCGAACAAGGTTCTGGTATTCGAATGGATTATTTGTTAGCATTTTCGAAAGATAACTGTGTACATATAAAGAAAAATGATGTAATGTATAACTATAGACCATCAGATATGATGGAACAATATTATAAGCGTCTCGTCGAATACACCGTCACCCACGAAACTGATAAGATTCTAAAGCAGACCATTGAGAATATGGAAGAGATGGACGCAAGATTGAAGAAGCTCGTCTCTCAAAGGTTTATAGGAAAAGATACAGTAAATTGAGAAAGTCTAAATGATGATTAAAAAGAAACCGACTACCCACTATATCGACAACAAGTTGTTTTATACAGAGATGGTCAAGTTTTGGAACTCGTGTCAAGAAGCCAAGAAGAATGGTGATCCTCGACCACCGATTCCGGAATACGTGGGTAAGTGCATCATGCTGATCGCACAACGGTTGTCAACTCGACCTAACTTTATCGGATACTCGTATCGAGAAGAAATGGTCGGCGATGGTATTGAAAACTGTCTGACGTACATTCATAATTTTAACCCAGAAAAATCTACTAATCCGTTTGCTTACTTCACACAGATTATCTACTATGCATTCTTACGTAGAATTCAGAAAGAAAAGAAGCACACATATATCAAGCACAAAGCTTTTGAGAATAGCATGATCATGAATACACTCGTGGACATGGCACCAGAAGATAGATCGCATTTCAACTCTGCGTTTATCAATGTATCTGAAAAGCTTGGTGAATTAGTAGAAAAGTTTGAAGCAAAGAAACCACCAAAGCCAGTCGAAAAGAAAGGCGTAGAGAAGTTTATCGAGGACGATGAAAATGAAGAATAACATTCCACCTCTCCTAGAACAGTACAGAGAAAACATGCTTGATCCGAAGAATTCGATGACAGCACGTTACAACTATATGATGAACCTGCAAAACATTCGTGACTTTTGCGACATGTGCTTGCGTGAATATGACAAGAAAGTCAAGAAATAAATGAAAATTGCTTTGATCACTGACACTCATTGGGGAGCTCGCGGAGATTCTGCGGCTTTTGCCGAGTATTTTAACAGGTTTTATTATGATTACTTTTTCCCATATCTTTCGGACAATGGTATTACTCGCATTTTCCATCTTGGTGATATTGTTGATCGACGCAAGTACATCAACTTTGTCACCGCCAGACATCTCAGAAAGTTCGTCGAGCACTGTGATACTGCAGGAATCCGACTAGACGTCATCATCGGCAACCATGACACTTCGTTCAAGAACACGAACGAGGTCAACTCTATGAGGGAGCTCTTCGAGCATTCAACTTATGATATCCACTATTATTCTGATCCTACTAATGTTAATATTGATGGCACCGACATCGCAGTCCTCCCGTGGATTTGCTCAGGCAACTACGAAGAGTCGATGGAGTTCATCAACAATACTAACGCGCAGATCCTTTTTGGGCATCTCGAACTCGCAGGGTTCGAAATGTATAAAGGAGCAGTAAATGATCATGGATTTAGCGCTAGCCTCTTTGATAAGTTTGATGTCGTGTGTAGTGGCCATTTCCATCATAAGTCCACGCGTGGTAATGTCAATTATCTCGGCGCACCCTACGAAATGTCTTGGTCTGATTACGATGATCCAAGGGGCTTTCATATATTTGACACAGACACCCGTGAGCTGACATTCGTAAAGAATCCATACACTATGTTCCAAAAGTGGTGGTATGATGATACCAAATGGCCTAACTTCGACTACATCAACGGCTTCGACTTCGGTGCAGTCAAGGGCAACTACGTCAAGGTCATTGTCAAGAACAAGAATAACCCATTCTGGTTCGATACATATATCGATAAGTTAGAAAAGGCTGGCGCTCTTGATATTCAAGTGGTCGAAGACAATCTCAATCTTCAACTGGAAGATGACAGCGACATTGTCAATGAAGCGGAAGACACGCTCACAATCCTTACCAAAGTAGTCGACCAATGGGATACTCCAGTGGATAAAAAAAGATTGTACAATTTCTTAACAACGTTGTATAGTGAAGCTTTAAGTGTGGAGTAATCATGATTTATTTTAGCAAACTCCGTTGGCAGAATCTTCTGTCGACTGGAAATCAGATGACTGAGATCCATTTGGATCGCAGTAAGTCTACACTCATTCTCGGCGAAAACGGCGCAGGCAAGTCTACGATCTTGGATGCGCTTTCTTATGTCTTGTATGGTAAAGCTTTTCGTAACATCAACAAGCCGCAACTTGTCAATTCGATGACAAATAAGAACCTTTTAGTCGAATGTGAGTTCTTGGTAGGAAAAAACGCGTTTCTTGTGAAAAGAGGTATGCGACCTAACCTGTTCGAGATCTATCAAAATGGTGTACTAATAAACCAAAATAGCTCTAACAAAGATTACCAAGATTACTTTGAGAAGCAGATATTGAAATTAAGTTTCAAATCTTTCAGCCAGATCGTAGTATTGGGCTCTGCAAACTATTTGCCCTTTATGCAGCTCCCAGCTCATGGGCGAAGAGAAGTCATCGAAGATCTTCTGGACATTCAGATCTTCAGTACGATGAACACGCTGCTCAAAGAAAAGACTGTCGAGAATCGTGCAGAGCTAAATGATACTGACCATAAGATCAATCTCGTCGAGAACAAGATCGAGTTGGCAGAGAAGCACATCGTATCTCTTCGTACTAACAACGACGAGCTGATCAAGGCCAAGCAAGGTATGATCGACGAGCTCGAAGATCGTGTAGCAGAAACTGAAGCTGCTATTCAAACCGTGTCTGATACCATCTTGTCTTTGAGCGCACAGATCGAGGATCATGACAAGGTATCGAAGCGTAAGCTGAAGCTACGTCAGATGGAAACCGATCTCGAAACCAAGATTCGTAAGTTTAAGAAAGAGATCTCGTTCTTCCACGACCATGATAATTGTCCGACATGCCGCCAAGGTATCGATCATGGTTTCAAAGAAGAATGGATTAGCAATCGTACGAGCAAGACGAGTGAGATCGAAGGTGCAATGGCCGAGATTGAGAAGCAGATGGAAAACATCGAGACTCGACTAAACGAGATTGCCGATATCAATACGCAGATCACTTCTTACAATACACAGATCACTGGTCATAATGCAGACATTCGCTCGTGGCAAAACTCGATCAAGACTCTCAACGCAGAGATCGACTCGATCAAGAACAATACACTTGCTATTGACACAAGCACTGACGATGTCGATGCTTTCAAAACCGACTTGAAGAACATCAAGGCTCGTAAGGAAGAATTGACTCACCATCGGCAAGTTCTTGAAGTGGCGAGTGTCCTTCTGAAAGATACGGGCATCAAGACGAAGATCATCAAGCAGTATGTTCCAGTCATGAACAAACTGATCAATAAGTATCTTGCAGCAATGGACTTCTTTGTCCAGTTCGAATTGGACGAAAACTTTAATGAAACTATTAAGTCGCGTCACAGAGACGATTTCAGCTATGCCTCTTTCTCCGAAGGA